TTTTTCAGAAGAATGAATAAAGCTGGTTGATGATGTTCTGGTCTTTCGTGCCTGCGAAAACGTGCTTTATGGCAGCATTGACCAGTGCTGAATAGCACCGCTCGAACTCGTCCGGCTCCATGCTTGCGTAAGCCAGGCTTTTCGCTTCTGTCCTGATGTCGCCATTTAGCCGGACTGTCTGCTCATAGAACCCGGCCAGAATGGTCAGGTCTTTGCGGAACCGGTCAAACTGAGTGGCTTCGTCAACGTGCTCCAGACCGGCTTTGTCGGCTGACCAGTGCTGAAAACAGAAATTGAAGAATGCGAAGGCTTTACGATGGAATGCTGGGTTACGGGTTAGCTTTGCTTCGAGGGTGTACTGTTCGCCATTTTTAAATTTTGCCAGGCGGGGCAAGTCGTGGTCGAACGCAGGGACAAAGACGCCGCCAGCGCTCTTTATCATTTCTATCTGCACATCTCACTCTCCTTCCTGATGCTTGCCGGATGCCTTCTCCTGCTGCTCAACCACTCGATAGGCGATGATGTCTGTATGACGGTTGTCGTGCGACCACTCGCAATACTCTGCTGGCATTCCTCGCGTGACTAAACCGTCTCGTAATTTCAAATCTATGCGTCCGTTGCCAACAGGCTGACTTCCACCACCCCACTCAATCCAGCCATCATTGGCCTTCTCCTGCTGCTTAATCAGCGATCGAGATAACTCCAGCGTTCGCGCAGTCAGCAAATTAATCCTATCTATCGCGCAACTGATGATGGCGTCCTGATGTGGGGTAAGAGCTAAACAATCCCTGACTGCCTTCAGATGCTCAGCAATTACGCTTTCTTGGCCTTCCTGCTGCTCAAGCACTGGCAGGGATATCTCTAATGCCTGTAGATACTTCTCTTCACGCAAGCTCAGACCGATGCTTGGTTGTTTCTGAAACTCTTTGAGATGGGTAATATCACGGCGAGCAACTTCAGCTGTTAACTTTTTCATCACTCTTCCCCTTTGTCGTGCATCATCAGGTAGACAATCATGGCGGCGCGGAGTGGGTTCGTTTCTGCCCAGCAATGCTCCTCGCCATTTGGCGTCATTGCTTCCCATACCTTTTGACTGCGCATAGTGCTGCAAAGAAGACTGATGTTATGCTTCTCGATAATCGGCCCGGCGTCAGACCATGAGTTGCAGGGGTCGAAGAAGAATTTACCTGGCTTGCCTCTCTTTGGTAAATCGAAGTCAAAACGACGGTCATCACTCATATATAAATCAGGAACAACCTCTTTTGCGCCAAGTGCTATTGAGACTGCAATATTGATTTCTTTGTCACTCATCTTGCTGTAGTCCATCAGAAACCCCCTCTCTTCTGCGGCTTGGCTTCGCGCTCTGCGGCCTTAGCCTGATATGCCAGCTGGTCAGCGTCGTAGATGGCGCCGTTCTTCTGCTCTGCGTACACAACGCCGGTCTTGCCGTGGCGGTTAAGTCGCAACAGCAGCTCTGTTTCATGCTGCGGATAGTTCTCGTCGTAGGCGCCTTCGCGGTAGATACCCAGCCAGTAGTCGCAGTCCTGCTCGATCTGCCCGGTGTCGCGTGAGTCGCTTGGGAGTGGTCGCTTGTTGGTTCGCTTCTCAAGGTCACGGTTAAGCTGCGTCAGAAGCACCACAACGCAACCAAGCTCTTTGGCGAGGTTCTTCAGGCCTTTCGTGATTAAGCCGAATGACAGGTCATTGCGGTCGGCTTTTTCGCCAGTCATCAGCGTCAGGTAGTCAACCATCACCATGCCGACGGCGCCCTTCTCACGCTTAATGCGGCGGGACTCTGCAACGATGTGCGCCAGCGTGATGCCGGGCGTATCGTCGATAAACAGATTGCCAGACTGAACCAGCTCCATTGCGTGACCGTTGGCCAGCGCGAAGTCAGTATCGTTATCGCTGCCGCGGTAGAAAATATCCGTATTCACGCCTGAGGCCTGGCCTACCATGCGCTCGAAGATTTGCTTATCGGGCATTTCCAGAGAGAACAGAACGGCCGGCAGCTTCTCACGCATTGCCGTATTGATTGCCATCTGGCTGTAAAGCGTGGTTTTACCCATCTTCGGCCGGGCGCCGATGACGAACAGCGAGCCTTTGACCAGACCTTTGGGCTCAAGCATGGCGTCCAGTGAAGGGATTCCGGTAGACAGCCCGCGATGTGCGCCGGTGTTATCGAAGCGGCCTTCAACCTCTCGCAGCCAGTCATCCATCACATCAATCAGAGCTCTGGCACCGCGGCGGTTGCCCGTCTTGGCATAGTCGCTAATCTGACTGGTCAGGGTGCTGACGGCTTCCAGCTTCTCAACCGCGTTCATGGTGTTTCGTGTGTAGAGCATCTCGGTTGCTTCGGCGAGTTTGGTGATTGCGTAGCGCTCCATTGCACAGTCACGCACCGCCGCCGCGTAGTGAACGATATTCGCTACTGACGGTACGCCTTTGCTGATTTCAGCCAGGTAAGCAAATCCGCCTGTCTGCTCCAGTTGACCGCGTCGCCCCAGTTCATCGGATACGGTCAGGAGATCTACCGGCTGGTTTCGCTTCAGAAGGTCGCGCACGGCTTCGAAGATGGCGCCGTGAGCCTTGTTGTAAAAACTCTCCGGCTTCAGCATCGCCAGCACCTTCTGGCTGCGTTCTTCGCCGCCGTCCAGCATGATACCGCCCAGCACGGCCTGCTCAGCATCGGTGTTGTGTGGTGGTGTCAGAAATTCACTCACAGGCTTCCCTCCCGCGTTTTGGTCAGTGTGTCGCTGTTCAGCAGGTAATCGAACGATGCCCGCCAGCCACGGTTGTTATCGCCAAAGTAAAACGAACTGGCTGTGGCCATGAATGCGTGAAAGTAATTGCTGGCTGCTTCGACGGTTGGCTCTTTCAGTTCACCCAGCAGGCGCTTGATTGCAGTGCGACGTTTAGGGTTTAGCTTTTCAGCATTAGGTAGTCTGTCACCAGCTGCTTCGTTGTAGGCTTCGAGTACTGCCTGATAGGGGATCGGCTTAGATTTACTTACCGACGATTGGTCATCGGCAGATGACATATCATTATCGTTAGATAATGATTTATTAGTTATATTGTTAGTTGTGGGAATCTTCTGGGAATCTTCTGGGACAACCTTCTCTGGAAGCCGCGCCACGTCTGCGTTTGGTCTGGGAATCTTCTGGGAATCTTCTGGGACAATTTCTCCCTGGTATTCACCGTATTTTGAGATGGTGATTACGGTGAATTTACCCGGTGAAGCTGTCTCGATCATGCCCAGCTTTTTGAACTTCTTCAGCAGGTACTGAATCCTGTTAGGCTCAATTCCTGTCTCACTGGCCAACGTATTTCTTCCGGTGATGAACTGGCCACGTTGCAGCTGAATAACTCCGTACTCAGTCTTAACGGATGCATCTGTGTAGTTGGCTGACATAATCAGGTGTACCCACAGATGAACAGCCTGAGAATCCTTTCTGTAGAACTCTGTCTCCTGTATTTTTCTGTGCAGCAAGGTAAACCCCTTACCGACCTCTTTCGGCGTCTCCTGAGACCGTTTAGCCTCTCTTGCTTTAGCCAGACTTCTGACGTTACTCATTTGCCCTTCTCCTTCGCTTTGTGGTCCTGCAGCATGCCTTTCAGCTTCTCAGCAACGACCGGATTGATAGAGCGGATGAAGTCGAGACGGGCAAGGTTTTTGTGGTTCAGGTAGTTCCCTGAAATATGCTTTTGTGTCATAATTACCTCGTTGAATTGGTTCAAAAAGTTATTGTGATTTGACTGGAATCCTCGGCTGCCACCGGGGATTTTTTCTTTGCTGGAAGCACTGCTTCTACTGCCTGCCGTGCCACTTCCCTGATTAAGCTCGTCTCCCATACCTTCTCCAGAAGAACGAACGTCACAGCCATATCGTGAATGTTTAACCGGCTGACTTTGGAATCAGCCCAGCCAGCCATCTTCGCGAAGTTCGTCTGACCCATCGTTATCAGGCGAGAGCGAAGTTCACTTTCCACTTCACGAATCCTTTTGCTGTGTTTTGCTGTGTCCATGTTGAATAATTACCTTGTTGTTTTTGGTTTGTTGATAAGACGTGACAAAGCCGTAGCTATTGCCACGAACGTTTGTTGTTTCGTTGATTGATGCACTTTTTCAGCGCGGGATGTTTAAGAGCGGTGTTACTTATGCGGCCCGAGAGCCGCGTTTCTTGCCGTACAGTAACCAGAGCGGGTCGCACTGGAGGGCTGCGGCAAGTTCAAACAAGAAGCGCGGGCGTTGTGTGGAACCTGCTTCAATTTGCTGTATTGATTGCTGCTTCATTCCAGCTTTCTCAGCTAATTGCGCCTGTGTCAGATTTAACTCCATGCGCTTCTGTTTGAGGCGTTGAGAAATTGTGTCCATTACTCACCTCCACAGTTTTATCTGTATTGTCCAACAGTTACTTCTGTTTGTCAAATACAGCTTTAACTGTGACGATGTAAGGAAATGGAGAGGATGCTATGAGCCTTGCAGAACGGGTAAAACAAAGAAGAGTAGAGCTGGGCCTTACTCAGGCCGAAGCCGCAGAAAAGGCTGGTATAAGACAGCAGTCTTGGGCGAGTATTGAGGAAGGTAAAACATTAAAGCCCCGCAACATTGTTGGTATTGCTGAATCTCTTAGCTGTGACCCGTCATGGCTGGTTAATGGTGGTAACTTCCAGCCTGTTAGCGAGGTGAATACAAGGAGGATTCCATTGATCAGCTATGTACAGGCTGGAGAGATGGCTACTAAAAGCCCCATAGAAGCGCTTGATGGCACGTGTGAGTACGTCATGACTGATATGGATTGGTCGCAGTACACCTTTGCATTAAAGATTGTTGGCGACTCTATGGAGCCTGATTTTAAGGCTGGCGATGTCATTATCGTTGATCCGGAAATAGAGCCAGCGCCAGGAGAGTTTGTTGTCGCGAAGAACGGTGAGCATGAAGCCACCTTTAAAAAGTACCGCCCAACCACTCTTGCAGAAGACGGCCGGCAGCACTTTGAATTAATCCCGCTGAATGATGATTACCCAGTAATGCGCAGCATTGAGCGGCACATCCAAATCATCGGGACCATGGTTGAACACCGCATTTACCGCCGCAAAAGATAGCAAGCATCATCGGCAAGGTGGTCAAGGCTCAGTGGCCGGAAGAGACGTTTAACTGACAGACCAGCACCGGGGTTTGTGAAGGAGACAGCAGCCACGGAAGAGGGGGAGTGCCCCGAGAGGCACAGGCTATCCCGCAAGGCGGATGAGGAAGTGTCACAGCAGGGATGCTATCTACAGTGGCCGGAAGAGACGTTTGGGTGATGAGATGAAGATTGGATACATCTTCCCTGCTGTTTGTGGGGTAGCGGGGATAGCACTCCTGGTATGGTTCATTGCCAGCGGGGCGTGGATGCCGGGGGCGTAGGCAAAATAAGCGTTTAGGTGAGTTAGCCTTCTAAATATAATTAAAGCTTATGCAGAAATGACCGATGATGTTAAAAATGGTTTCTGACATGATGCAACATTGACATTTGAATAATTAATGCTTTTCAGATTGTGATTTTTTGCAATTAATGTAAAGTCTTCGAACCTTGACGTAGGATGAGCGTCTATAATGACAACTACTGCATATGACAGAGTAGCTGGAATCGTTACGAGTGACTCTAGATGGTCATGTGATCTCGTAAAGTTTGATCCTAGCTATGATGGGCATGTCCTTTATGTAGATGATACTGGTTTCGGTAAGTTAGCAGTTCGCGAAGATACTGTTATGGTTCTTGCTGGTAACGGCTACTTGATTGAACTTTGGAAGAAATGGTTGTTGCGTGATGAGTTATCTACCGATGACGGCATACCACCTCTTTCATTGCCAGGCTCAAGCCCGTTTATTATCTACATTATTGAAATTTCTACAAACAAGGTTTTGTTTGATGAAGGGCATAAGCACGCTATAGTCTATCCAGAAACGAACGAGGTTTTAGCTGCTTTCTCAGGATCAGGCGGTGCGCATGCTGCAGATAGTTGGATAGACTACTCCTGCGCAAAAACAGCCATCGAATATGCGAAAAAGCATGATTACTATACCGGTGGGACTACCCGGTACGTCGATTTTCAATCGGGCGAATCGTGTCTAGAAACAGAATTAACCACAATACGAGAAGTTGTAAATCTGATGAACGAGAGGGGATACATTATGGATACTAAAAAACCAGGTACCGCTCCAGTCTCGATTAGCGCACAAGAAGTTGCTCATGTTAAGCAGTTGCTTGCTAATGGAGCAATTACGCCTTCCGCCCCTGTTGGAAAAGGCGCCAGGGATTGGACTGATAAATCTAAAGCCAAGTTACTTAAAGCTATAGAGCATATCAGAGATAGTGAAGCTAAACGCAAGCAAGAAGCTTAATCTTACACACCCGGCCACTGCGCCGGGTTTTTCATGCCCGCCACAGCCTTCTCAAATCACCTTCCTTGACCTGACTTGAGATTAATCCTAAGAAACACCTACTAATTAGCACCGCATTACTATAATCTGTTACGCGTAACACACACAGCAACGTGTTGCGTACGGATTTGCATAAGTCATTCTTTGCCCGCCTCGTGCGGGCTTTTTTGTGCCTTTACAAAATTTCTTTCCTTTTAAATACAGATATATATGTATTTTCATATCAATTTTACAGTTTTATCTGTTGACGAGAATACAGTTTTATCTGTATCTTTATCCCATCAGCAGGGCGCTGAAGCACTAACAGGAAGTTCGCTCCTTAACATAGCGCGCTGAAGAAGCGCAAACATTCAAAGCAGCAAGCTTTGGACTGGTCGGCACGATAGACAATCTGTCTATCAACCAGCTTCGTCGACAGTACCAAAGCTAACTGACAGGAGAATGAGATGAACGCACAAGACCGTCGCCGTGCAGCTCGTGCTGAAAAGCAGGCTGAATGGAAGCAAGCCAACCCCCTGTTGGTTGGCGTTAAGGCTAAACCTACTTGCCGCCCTATCCTCACACTGAACCGCAAGCCGGTTGACCGAGTCGTTAAGGCGGTAGAGGTAGTCAACCCTTACGGGCAGCAACTGGCACAAGCACTGGCCTACCACGAACCGCTGGCAATTAAGCGAGAAGAAAAGCTGCGTCGTCAGCACGAGAAGGTTGGTAACGAAGCTGGTCGTCAGATTCACGCAGTGCAGAAGATGCGCGGCAAATCAATTCCACTTATTTGAGGTGAGCATGGCAATACACGCTAAAGCAAGCGGGTGGCTTATAGGTGGCCGGATTATTAATGAAACGCCTACCAGTTGGACTTTTCATGCAATGGATGAGAAGCGCCCGAAAGTCATCGCCAAGAACGACCCGAAAAACAAAGTATTCGATGGTGATTCCGCATTAGATGACGCGCTGGCTTGGCAAGAAGAAACGCGCAGCAGTCGTCGCGGCTATCGCAAATCTAAAGACATCGTAACGGCGAGGTGAGAGATGATTGAGCAACTCAATTTTTATATGAATCAGGCATCGCCAGAGCTACTTGAAAGTCGTCGAGAATACATCGAGCGGGTCATCGTCGGAAAGCTTAAGCGCGGCATCGAGATATTCAGGTCATGGCCGCCAGAGTTTGCCACCACGCCAGAATCAAAAGTACTTATAGGGGCATACGAATCTGGCCTTACATTCTTCACTGAGAGAGGTTTCAACAATGCCTAATCCATTAACTCTGGGGTTTTCCCCATTAAGCGGAAAGATTTATGCAGGGCGCAGTAAGCCAGTTAAGGGTGCTGCGCCGGGTGTGCGTCATTTAACTGGCGACAAGGTCGATGTAACTGATGATGCGCTAGGTTGCGTGGCTGACAAATTGCTCAAGGAGGGCAAACCGGTTCAATGGGATTTGGGTGGCGGAAAAATCCTGACGCTAAGCGCGACAATCACGGAACCAGAACAGGCTGCCTAAGGGTGGCCTTTTTTATTACCTGAATTCAGGCCAACAACGTAGAGAGCGAGGTAGTTATGGAACAGAAAGCAGTTGAGTTTGCTAAGTGGATGGCAGAGCAAAACATTGATGGAGCTGACGCGCGAGCCGTTCAAATTATGGCTTACCTTTGGCTGACTAAAGCAAAGCAGGTATTCGAATAGCCGCCACTGAGCGGCTTTTTTTACGCCCGTTGAGGCCAACACCATGGTTACACGAAAAGAGAGTCTGGTGATTGTTTTAACAATAGTCGCGCTGATGGCGCTGGCGAAAGTGATGGAGAGGTGTTTATGAGCATTGAGTTAACCCTGAAGCCAGAAGAGGCTGAGGTATTAGTTCAGTTTATCGAAGATAGCGGCATTGAGTATTTTGGCGAAAGCTGCGAAGACCGTGGCTTAGACCTTGAAGAGCTGATGGATAAGCTGGTTGGAATTGCCAATAGCGGCCAGTAACCACTGACAGGAGAAGAGGATGGAATGTCCACATTGCAAAAAAGAGCTTAGCTATCCTGAGTGCGCATGGAGCAACGCATATCAGTATCACAAAGCCTGCACGGTAGCGACGGAATGCTGTGGCAAGGCTATCCGTGTAATCCCGTGCTTTACAGTTGAAATATTTAAGTCAGACGAAACCGGCACTGATGATTGGGGTAAGCCAATATCCGAGTAACACCGCAAGCCGTATTCAATGAGTGCGGCTGACGGTGCTACGCACCAACGCTTTAGAGACCTTCAATAACCAGACAGTAAGACACCTTAGCCCTCGCAATGAGGGCTTTCTTTTACACCAACCAAACGAATTTAAGTGGGGAGGATTTATGCTGTCTTTAGATAGGGCTAACGCCCTGCTTAATTACGATAGTGATACGGGATTTTTGAGTTGGAATATAAGTCCAAGCAATAACATTAAGCCCGGTAAGCGTGCAGGAACAATTAGTAGTCGTGGATATTTAAAAGTAAAAATCGGCGGAAAAAGTTATCCAGCTCATCATTTAGTTTGGTTGCTAGCCAATGGCTCTTACCCGGAAAGTGAAATAGATCATATTGATGGCGATAAGCTGAATAACAGAATATCAAACCTTCGATTAGCCAATAGACACCAGAACAATACTAATGTACTGAAAAGAAAAGATAATACCTCAGGATTTAAAGGGGTTACATGGCGCCCAAAAAGAAATAAGTGGGCAGCCAGAATAAGCATTAATGGGAAACGAAAAAATTTAGGTCATTACGAAACAAAAGAAGAGGCTGCTGAAGCCTATATCAAATACTCACTAGCTCACCACGGTGAGTTCTCGCCATTTAATAACAGGAACATACCACGATGACTTTATCCATCTGTGGTGGGTTTGTCGTGGATATTGACAGCCCCACCGAATCACTGCTTGAACTTATCACTCGCCGCTTACGTACCGGCTGGAAAAGCCTAATCAATACACTGAGCCAGCCCGGGAGGCCATAACCATGACGATTATCCCCGTAAACGGAACCATCTTTGTGCAACAGGGGTGCCGGTTGCTTAACAGGCTGTATGAAGCATCTTTTCCTGACAGCGAAGAAGGAATGCGCGAGGCGATTGAGTGGGCCTCACAAATCTGCGTGGGCTGGCATGAAAGCCAGGAGGCGGAATGGACAAAGAAGGTAATCAACTATGCAGCTTAACGACGATTTCTACTTCATCGAGATGATGAAAGCCATCACAGAGCCTCTGATGCAGGAAGTGATGACAGATGAGCAGGCAGCGAAGGATGCGATTGCTGACCACCGCACGGAAATGCAGCAGGCACGAATGACGGGAGGTTCCGCATGGGAACAGCAACTTTAATCCTCGGGGAATCAGGCACAGGAAAAACAACGAGCCTGCGCAATATTGACCCTAAACAGACAATGCTGGTTAAGCCGATCGGCAAGCCCCTGCCATTCAAATCGAAAGAATGGACTCCATGGGACAAGGATAAAAAGACCGGCACCGTGGTATCGACAGATAAGCACGATGCGATCGTGAATGTCATCAAGTGGGCTCACCACCTCGGAAAGCGCATCGTCATCATTGATGACTTCCAGTACGTGATGAGCAACGAATTTATGCGCCGCTCTGAAGAGAAGTCGTTTGATAAATTCACGGAAATCGGCCGGCACGCATGGGACATCATTAAAGCCGCTCAGGACGCCCCTGATGACCTCCGCGTTTACTTCCTGGCTCATACCGAAGAAACAGCCATGGGCCGCGTGAAGATGAAAACGATCGGCAAAATGCTGGATGAAAAAATCACTGTCGAAGGCATGTTCACTATCGTCCTGCGAACCCTCACCCGCGATGACCAGTTCTTCTTTACCACCAAAAACAACGGCGCCGACACAGTGAAGTCGCCGATGGGTATGTTTGAAACCAACGAAATTGATAACGACCTGGCGATGGTAGACGCAACCATTTGCGATTACTGGGGCCTGTCAAACGTTCATAACCTCAAGGAAAACGCCGCATGAGCAACGTGATTTTTACCTACAACGAAGAAGCAGCATTAACCGCCGGAATGGGCGGTTTTATCAACGAGTCCGGCGCCTATGTCATCACCATTACGGAAGCTGCTCTCACAACCTCTCAGGGCGGCGCCAAAGCCATCGAGTTCTCTGGCGAGTCTGATGACGGCCGCAAGGTTCAGTACCTCAGCGTTTACGTCAGCAAGAAAGACGGCAGCGCCAACACGTTCGGCGTAAACATGGTTCACGCCATCATGGGTTGCGCCGGCGTTAAGCAGCTAACCAACTACATGAAGGCAGCCAATCAGTATGTGGCGCCGGAATTTGCAGGTAAGAAAGTCGGACTGGTGCTGCAGAAGGTTCTGCGTAGCAAGAATGACGGTTCGGATACGTATGGGCTGGAAATTCGCCTGCCGTTCATTGCCCAGACACGCCAGACGCTGCAGGAGAAAGCAGAAGGTAAGCCAGCGGAAACGGTAGACCGCATGGTGTCAGGCCTGAAAGACAAGGATGAGCGCAAGAAAGGCGCAACGCAGCACAACGATTACGAGCAGTACGGCCAACAAGACGATTCAGGCTTCACTCCCTTCTAAGTAACCACTACAGGAATCACATCATGCAATCACCTCAAGCCGGGGCGGAATTGTCACGCCTGAAGGATATGGAACGCCGCAGGCAGGAGGTGCTTGCTGGGGTTATCGGAGCCATTCAGGCAATGCGGCAGGGAGAGCAGCACGAACGCATTAAATCGACTGTAGACAGGCATGCAGAGCGTCTACAGCGCCATCATGCAGAGCAGACAGCCCAGCGCCCTCCTCTGCCTCAAATCGTCGTCACGCCGCGTCAGGATGATGCGAAGTGGGATTACAGCGACCGCCGGTATGGATTCCTCGGCGCTGCTCGTCAGGAGTGATTATGCGCAAACACAGACGCAGGCTGAAAACGGAAGCTGGCCGTGTACGCGATGGATGGCTGATTGAGCTTGAGGATGGGCTGGCAGTGCAGGTTACTGGCGTTAAGCACCTCGGCAACAGAGTGTCATTCATGACTGGCGGCACTCTGTGGTCGCTTGAGCATGACGACATCGTTTATCGGGTTATCGATATGGAATTAGTGGAAGGAGTGGGGAAATGAGCCGAGATACTACAGATATTGCCAATGAGTTACTGGCGGAGAATGCAGCAATAAAAGGACAGTTGGCGCAACGTGACACGCAGATAGCAGCGCTGACTGCTGAGAATGTGGCGCTGAAGTCATCCATACCAGATGAGCGATTTATTGATGTAATGAATGAAAATATGGATGACGTTTCTCTGGCTGAAGACGTCGGGTTTAATCGGGCAGTTCGCAAGATGATTACTGCGTCCGCCGAAACCCCAGCCACTGACGCTGCTGCTAATGCGCTGAGGGCGGAGGGCGTAAACCACGCGGGCAAAATGGTTATGGCAGTGTTGAACCATCAAGATAAGGGTGTTGCCAGGGCTCTGGAGGTCATGGCACAAGTGGAAATGAATTACATCAAGCCAGAGGGCGGGAGCGTGGCAGAATGAAAATGACAAATGAAGAACGGCAGGCACTGATTGAGCGAATAGCAGAAATATGCGCCGAGTATTCTAAACCTAATCACTCAAAAGCATTCAGTGTCAAAGATGCTGAAATTGCTGAACTGGCGCGCATAGCCCTGGCGGCATTAACCGCTGAGCCTGTGGCGTGGGAAGTCAAAGGCATCCTCTGCCATACCAAAGAGGAAGCGGATAAATACGTTGGCACTCCTGTGCCGCTGATTGAGTCGTTAATCGACAACACCGCGCAGCAGTATGAGGCGCTGGGTAAGGGGGATAAATGCTGACAGGCTTCATCCTTCTGATTACCGCTCACTCTCACGCCCTGCCCGTTACTGAAACCATCTATCCCACCAAAGCAGAATGCGAAGCCATCAGGAGCAGGCTGAATGAGCGCCGGCCGCTGGCTCGGCTTGTGTGTGGTGAGGTAAGGAGATGAGAAAACTTATTCCCTGTTGCGCTTATTCCTTTGCTCAGCATCAAATCGCTCTTTCTTGATGCCGTTCTCCCTGCCCCAGATGTAGCCCAGACCCAAAGCAACGAGCACCATAAACTGCCAGAAGTGATACTCCATAGATGAAACTTCGATCATGTAATTAGCCTTTGCCCGGTGGTAATGTGAACAGCATACTATCTGCATTAGCAAAGCCAAAGGTAAGGCGCATGTCACACAATCTCGCAGCACGCAGCAAAGAAGAAAGGGATAAGGTTAACGTGGATTTAGCGGCATCAGGCGTTGCGTATAAAGAGCGCCTGAATCAGCCCGTTATTCCCATGGAAGTAGAGATGCAGCAGCCAGCGGAGTTAAGGGAGTATTTCCGCGAGCGCCTGCAGCATTACAGGCAGGTGGCGTTGCAGCTGCCTAAAGGAACTGACCCGGTTTATCTGAAACAGGAGGAAGGGAAGTGACCGAGGATTATATGATTTTTGGGTATGGGTGGAATGGGGAGGTTAAGGAGAGCGACCCTAACCTTGCCGAGCTAACATTCTTACCAAAAAACCCAGTACAAAGCGTTCGAGATGAAGGGCCAACTGAGGGTTATAACGTTCGCAAGGTTACGGAAAAGGTGAACTTAATACAATGCGGCGATTATTATTATCATGTTGTTTGTGATGTGATTCCTGACGCAGAAATTATTTCAACCGCGGTAGCAAGATATCGGCCGAGGCCAGCGCCCCATCGATAATGCTCGAACTCTAACGACCTCGCTCCGGCGGGGTTTTTTATTGCCAAATTTCGGAGAGACAACATGAATTTTGCAGACCCGATTGATGAAGCCGCAGAACGCGAGCAGCAGCTGATAGAGATAGCTCTGGCTAACAGACCGGCGCCGCAGATGACCTACAACGGAGAATGCCACTGGTGCAATGAGTCGATAGACAAGGGGCATTTCTGTAGCGATGAGTGCCGAACCGACCATGAGCGCATGGTGTGGGCGGAGAAGCAGAGGAGGTTGATGTGACCGAGTGGATTAAATGCAGTGAGAGAATGCCCGAAGGTGAAGAGGCAGTGATGGCATACTGGCCTCGTACCGGTCATATAGAGGACGTTATTTTCGTCTTTGATGAAGACGATCCTAAGCAGCGCTATCATATTTTGTACGATGGTGAGCGCATGGCGCAGGAACCTAGTCACTGGATGCCGCTACCTGAACCTCCGGAGGAGTAATGACGCCCGAAGCGGAGAATGCCATTCGCTCCGTAGCAAGGAAGTGCAGAGCTGAAATCATCAAGGCCATCGACGGCCGGCCAAAGTCAGACCACGACAGCATCATCACCACCCTTCTCGATAAACACGCCAGAACAATTCAATGCCTCCCGCCCGGTACGTTTCCAGCAAAGCGCTGGCTCAGCTATTTCGTGCGGGAAATAGATAAGGAGATGACTCGATGAAAGAGATGCCTTCTCGTCAGATGGCCGTTATCGGCACTCATATGCAGACCGGTGAACAGGTTTATTTCCGCTCTGCATACTATGCGCCGGGCTTCCACCGATCCGGTATCAAAGAAGCAATTAGCGGTCGAGCAAAGTCGCATCGCGGCTTCACTTGGCGTTACGCGACTAAGAAAGAACGCGAGCAGCACGCTAGTCACTAACTACCTCCCCCTATTCACTATCGCGCTATGCGTGAGGAGTTGTTATGTCCAGAGAGGAAGCGCTTGCGAAGCTCAGAATACTTCAGGTTCTTCGTGACAAAAAGATTGCCCATGTAAATGCAGACGATGTGATCTGCGACCTGTTGAAATCACTCGGCTATCAGGATGTGGTCGAGGAATACGACAAAATCGATAAGTGGTACGCATGATCACCCCACTTCACCTTCTCATCACCATCATTGCGATCATCATCGCCAGAGCAATATTCAACTACCTGTAGAGGTCATCTATGGAAGAGCAGGTCTTCACTCGTGAAGAAGCTGCGGCATTCCTGCGCATTGATAAAGGCACCGTTTCTGAGTGGATACGGTCAGGCAGGCTCGCAGCTACGCAGATAAATCCTGATAAAAAGAAAAGTCCCTATCTAATTTGTAAGTCAGACTGTATTGCGGCTCTGAAGAACCCGATCCACAATCGGGCCGTGAATGCGGTTGGTATGCAGGAGGATAAAGCATGTCAATCCAACTCCGTGGGAGTACGTGGCACTGCCACTTCGTTACGCCTGGTGGCAAGCGAATTAGACGGTCTCTTGAAACATCGGACAAAAGGCAGGCTCAGGAACTCTATGACAAGCTGAAGGCGGAAGCCTGGCGCGTTGAGAAACTGGGCGAGTATAAAAGCAGGACGTTTGAAGAAGCCTGCGTGCGCTGGCTCAATGAGAAGCAGTATAAAAAGAGTCTTGATGACGATAAAAGCCGGATCGGATTCTGGCTTCAGCATTTCAAAGGAAAGAACCTGAGTGAAATCACGGAAGATAAAATTCTGGAGGCGGTGGCAGGAATGGTGAACCGCAAACACCTTCTGAACTGGGAAGCCATGCGGGACAGCAAAATCAGGCAGGGAAAGCCTGTTCCACCATACAAGGAGAAGCCGGCCGCACAGGCAACAAAAGCAACCCACCTTGCTTTCATCCGGGCTTTGCTTCGTTGTGCGGCCAATGAATGGAAATGGATAGAGAAAGCGCCCAACATTCGGTGCCCTGTGCCGAAGAACAAACGCATCCGCTGGCTGACAAAGGAAGAGGCAAAATCGCTTATCAGGGAGATGCCAGATCACTTCCGGCCGGTTGTCGTGTTTGCCCTGGCTACCGGGTTGCGACGTTCAAACATCGTTAACCTTGAATGGTCGCAAATCGATATGCAGAGGAAGGTTGCATGGATACACCCTGAAGACGCTAAAGCAGGTAGGGCGATTGGGGTCGCCCTTAATGACACGGCCTGCAAGATACTTCGCGATCAGGTTGGGAAACATAACCGCTGGGTATTCGTTCATACGGAATCGTCGGTGCGCCCGGACGGAACCAGAACACAATCTGTCAGGAAGATGCGTGTTGATGCTAACACGGCATGGAGGGCAGCGTTAAGGCGAGCGGGGATTGAAAATTTCCGGTTCCATGACCTTCGCCATACATGGGCGAGCTGGCTTGTGCAGTCGGGGGTTCCGCTTTCAGCACTTCAGGAGATGGGCGGTTGGGAAAGTATCGAAATGGTACAGCGTTATGCTCACCTGGCACCCAGCCACCTGACCCAGCACGCGATGCAAATTGACTCATTTTTGGGGAGTAATGACACAAAAATGACACAAGGTGGATTTGCCGACCTGGTGAATATAGCGTAAGGCGTTGATTTGACTGGTGCCGGTAATAGGAGTCGAACCTACGACCTTCGCATTACGAATGCGCTGCTCTACCAACTGAGCTATACCGGCTTTGGGAAGGGATGCTACGGGCTGTAACGTTAAAAAAAAGCGGCGCCTGAGTCAAGAGGCGCCGCATCGGATGCTGCTTTTGTCGCCAGCGGGCGGTTTTTCATCTGAGAACGAGCCAGCGCTACAGCCGCTCCGCTACACACTTAACCAACCACAAGTCGTTGTCCTGCCCGTTACGCCCGGATGGTATCGTCGCCGTAGCCAATCCACTTATAGGTTGTGAGCGCCTCCAGCCCCATCGGGCCGCGCGCGTGCAGCTTCTGTGTGCTGACCGCCACTTCCGCGCCCAGACCGAACTGGCCGCCGTCGGTGAAGCGGGTGCTGGCGTTGACATAGACCGCCGAGGAATCCACCTGTCGGACAAACCGATCGGCGGCGCGCGTGTCGCGCGTCAGAATCGCGTCGGAATGCTGGGTGCCATGCTCGCGGATATGCGCAATCGCCTCATCCATATCGGCGACGATGCGCACGTTCAAATCGAGCGACAGCCACTCGTCGTCATACTGCTCCGCCTTCACCGCTTCTACCTCGGCTGGCCCCTGCTGCAACAGCGGCAGGGAGCGTTCGTCTGCGTGCAGCTTAACGCCCTCCTGCGCCATACGCTGACTCAGCGCCGGCAGAAAAGCGTCGGCGACGGCGGCGTTGATCAGCAGCGTCTCGACCGAGTTGCAGGCGCTGGGACGCTGTTTTTTCGCGTTGACGATGACGTTCAGCGCCGCTTCCGGCTCAAAGTCGGCGTCGATATAGATATGGCAAACGCCGATGCCGCCGGTGATCACCGGAATGGTCGACTGCTCGCGGCACAGCTTGTGCAGCCCCGCCCCGCCGCGCGGAATCAGCATATCCACATAGCGATCCAGCTTCAGCAGCTGGTTCACCAGCTCGCGATCCGGGCTTTCAATCGCCTGCACCGCGCCAGCGGGCAGGCCGTGCTGCGCCAGCGCGGACTGAATCACGCGCACCGTGGCGCCGTTGGTGCGGTATGTCTCTTTACCGCCGCGCAGAATCACGGCGTTGCCGGTTTTCAGGCAGAGCGACGCCACGTCCACCGTCACGTTGGGGCGCGCTTCATAAATAACGCCGACCACGCCCAGCGGCACGCGGCGGCGTTCAATACGCAGCCCGCTGTCCAGCTGGCCACCGTCGATCAGTTGGCCGACCGGATCGGCCAGGCGGCATACCTGGCGCACATCATCGGCGATGCCCTTCAGGCGCGCCGGGTTCAGCATCAGACGGTCCAGCAGCGCCTCGCTCAGGCCGTTACCGCGCGCATCTGCCAGATCCTGCTCATTGGCCGCGAGGATAGCCGCGCTCTGCGCTTCCAGCTGGTCGGCGATGGTCATCAGAACGCGGTTTTTCTCCGCGGTGGTCAGCGTGGCGAGCTGATATGAGGCCGCTTTGGCCGCCTTGCCCATTTCTTCCAGCATTCATGCCCCCTTAGCTGACAATCATGTCGTCACGGTGCATCGCAACCGGACCATATTCATATCCCAGGATATCACTGATTTCCTGGCTGTGATGACCGGCAATCATGCGCAGCGCATCGCTGTTATAACGTGACACGCCGTGGGCGATATCGCGGCCCAGCAGGCTGCGAATGCGGATCACTTCGCCACGGGAGAAGTTGCCGCTTACCTCGCGAATGCCCTTTGGCAGCAGCGAACTGCCGCGCTCCAGCACCGCCGACAGCGCGCCGTCGTCGATCACGATCTCGCCCGCAGGCGGCGCGCCGAAAATCCAGCGCTTGCGCATCTCCAGCGGCGACTGCTGCGCATGGAAACGGGTGCCGACCGGCTTGCCCTCCGTCACGTCGCCAATCACGCCCGGACGGCTGCCCGCGGCGATAATCACATCGATGCCGGCGCGGCAGGCGACGTCCGCCGCCTGGAGCTTGGTGCTCATGCCGCCGGTGCCCAGCCCGGAGACGCTGTCGCCGGCGATGGTGCGCAGCGCGTCATCGATGGCGTGAACGTCGCTGATCAGCTCCGCCTGCGGATTGCTGCGCGGATCGGCGGTAAACAGCCCTTGCTGATCGGTCAGCAGCAGCAGCTTATCGGCGCCCGCCAGGATCGCCGCCAGCGCCGATAAATTATCATTGTCGCCGACTTTGATCTCCGCCGTCGCCACCGCGTCGTTCTCGTTGATCACCGGCACGATATTGTTATCCAGCAGCGCGCGCAGCGTATCGCGCGCGTTCAGGAAGCGTTCGCGATCTTCCATATCCGCGCGCGTCAGCAGCATCTGCCCGATATTGATGCCGTAGATGGAGAACAGCTGTTCCCACAGTTGGATCAAACGGCTCTGCCCCACCGCAGCCAGCAGCTGCTTTGAGGCGATGGTAGGCGGCAGTTCCGGGTAACCCAGGTGTTCACGTCCGGCGGCCATGGCGCCGGAGGTCACGATCACAATTCGATGGCCCGCCGCGTGCAGCTGCGCGCACTGACGAACTAACTCCACAATATGTGCCCGATTTAACCGACGCGATCCGCCGGTCAGCACGCTGGTCCCCAGTTTGACCACCAGGGTCTGACTGCCGCTCATGTTTTCCTGCCGTAGTAAAAATGTCTTTGAAGGGACGTTTTATCAGGAGTCAGGATGGAAGCCAACCGTCAGCGCAGGAAAAGCGTGGAAAATTGCCGACAGCGGTGTAGACCAAAAGTTCGCCCTTCACAAGAAAAGCGGAAAAGCTTCATAAAACATTCACACAATCCCGGTAAAAACGTTCCTGTTTTTTACAAGAAGTCTCAAAACTTTTTATTTTTTTACTCATCGGGATAGATAACAAATGAAAAAGAACGCACTGGCACTGCTGATCTCCGCACTGGCTCTGAGCTCCGCCGCCCAGGCCGCCGAAGTGTACAACAAAGACGGCAACAAGCTGGATTTCTACGGCAAACTGAAAGCAATGCGCTACATCAGCGATGCGGAAACCAACGCCAGCAACAACGCTGACAAGTCCTACGTGCGTATCGGCTTCAAAGGCCAGACCCAGATTAACGAACTGCTGACCGGCTATGGCCAGTGGGAATATCAGTACAACCTCAACAACCCGGAAAGCGACTCCAACGTCGGCAACAAAACCCGTCTGGGCTTCGCCGGTATTAAAGCGGGCGACTACGGCTCATTCGATTACGGCCGCAACTACGGTCTGATTTACGACGTGGAAGCGATCACCGATATGATGCCGGAGTTCGGCGCCACCGCCTATACTTCCGCCGATGTCTACATGTTGACACGCACCAACGGCGTCGCCACCTACCGCAACACCAACTTCTTCGGTCTGGTGGAAGGCCTGGACTTCGCTCTGCAATATCAGGGGAAAAACGAAAGCTCTACGCGCAGCGACGGCGTCTCTAACGGCGACGGCATGGCGGCCTCTCTTTCTTATAAAATCATCGACGGCCTGAGCATCAAAGGCGCGGTCTCCTCCTCCAACCGTACGCTGGATCAGAAGAACAGCGACTTCGGCGGCGGCGAGAAAGCGGAAGCCTGGGCGACCGGCCTGAAGTATGACGATAACGGCGTCTACCTGGCGGCCACCTGGGCGGAAACGCGCAATATGAACCCGATCAGCGGCACCGCGCAGGTTGGCGGCGAAGATGTCAGCGTCAGCGGCTACGCCAACAAGCTGCAAAACCTCGAGCTGGTGGCGCAGTATCAGTTTGATTTCGGCCTGCGTCCTTCTCTGGCCTACGTGCAGACTAAAGTAAAAGATATCGAAGGCGGCGTGGGCGATGCGGATTACTACAAGTTTGCTGACGTCGGCGCGACTTACTACTTCAACAAAAACATGTCAGCCTTCGTTGATTATAAAATCAACCTGCTGGATGACAACAACACGCTGAACCGCAACACCGACGATATCGTGGCGATCGGCATGACCTACCAGTTCTGATGCGCGGCGGCGCGCGGTCAGCGGCCTGAATCCACCCGGATTGCTGCAACAGGACGCTGGTCGCTCGCCATCTTGCAGGATAAAAAAAGGGCAGGCGATTCGCCTGCCCTTTTCTGTTCGTCGCGCGATCAGGCGGTGAGTTTCACCGGCTGCTCGCTGGCGCCTTCCGCCGGTCGCAGTCCCAGCTCCAGCTCGGCCAGGGTAGCTTTCAGTCGTTCATGGAAATTACGCAGCGTCTCTTCCAGCTTTTCTTCGTTCTCTTTGCCTTTGATTGCGCATGGCTTCCATTCGCCATCCTTATCGTGCAGACCAAAGTAGTACTGATAGGTAAAGTGGTCGGATTGTGCGTCCAACTCCAGCCACCATCCCCAAAATTCACGATTTTCCGGTGCAGGCTTAACATTAACGCAAACGGCCAGGCAGTCGAAAAAGAAACGCCCATCTTCGCATTTGTTCTCGCGGATATAGGGGCCCAGCGCGGTAAAACGTTTAATTAACCGGCTTCTGGGATGTCCATTCGGTAACGTCATGGTTTACACCTCCTTAAATGAGCTAACAGTTTTAGCAAACTGAGGCGAAATAGCAACTTATCACTTCAACTGTTGCAGCAGCCAGTCGCAGGTCGTTTGCAAGGCGCGATCGAAGTTATTCAGCACCGGCGAGAAGCCGATCGGCAGCAGCTTGCCGCTGGCCGAGGAGTTGACGATCAGCCGCGCATCCTCTTCCGGGCTCCAGGGATCGTTCTGCCAGTAGCCCGCCAACATCGGCGTCGGCGTACGGCGGCCCAGCAGCCCCTGGGTTTTCAGCGAATAGCGGTTCAGCTCGGCGCTGAGCGTCTCATCGGTGGCGTGCGCCATGCCGAGACGACTGGCCAGCACGTCGATATACATATCGGGCACATGCGTCTGCTGAGCGGGATTCGCCAGCAGCGCATGCACGATCGGCCCCAGCGTGGCGACGCCGCGCAGCCGCTGCGCCTCCAGAAAGGCCAGCCGCACCGCTACGTTCGCGCCGAAGCGATAGCCCAGCGCCGCCACGCGCGTATGATCGACCCACGGCACCGTGTCCAGCCCGCGCAGCACCTGCTGATGCAGGAAGCTGGTGTCCTGCGTCAGCTTCCATTTAGAGGAAAAGCCGACCGACGGCATATCGATGGTCAACATCGCGATGCCGCGCGGCGCCAGATAATCATGGAACAGGCGATAGTTATCGATTTGCAGACTGTCGAGACTGCCGCACAGCAGCACCGTAGGATAAGGTGCGCTGACGCCAGGCGGCATATGCAGGAAACCGGTGATAGCGCTGCCGCCCTGAACAGAAAAGGTCAGTTCTTTCAGCTCCCCATCCAGGCGCAGCGTCGCCTCCTCATAGGCGCGGCTGGCCAGGATCTGCGCCTGCTCCGCCAGCTCGTCGCCTTTAATGTGCGGCCAGGCGGCCAGGCTGTAGAGATTCACCGCATGCAGCCAGTGCTGGCCCGCCTCCGGCGTATCGCCCGCCTCCTGCGCTTTCTGCTGCCAGAACGCCGCCTGTTTGCTCCACTCGTAAATCCAGTTGCCGCCGCGATAGCCGATCACCGTATCCAGCCACGCCTCGCTGGTGCGCTCCGCGCGGCTGGCGGCGATGCGCGCCAGTACCTCGCCGATTTCCAGCGGCGAAAGCCCGCGCCAGCTCCAGAGCAGCCGGTTCAGCATACGATACCAGCCGGTGTGGCTTTCGCCCTCCAGCGTGGAGTGCAGGGTCGCGGTCAGATGGTGGCGCTGGCGCACCAGCGAGGAAGTTTCAGGATGTTTGAAGCGGGGTTTAAACAGCTCTTCGCTGAGATTTTTTGCTGACATGATGTAGCCCTTTTCCCACGGCGCGATGATGACACCAGAGTTTACGTCACCGATCAGAGAGGCGCGACCCGCAGAAACGACAACGCCCGGGTAATGGTCCCAACTTATTGATAGTGTTTTATGTTCAGATAATGCCCGATGACTTTATCATGCAGCTCCACCGATTTTGAGAACGACAGCGACTTCCTTCCCAGCCTTGCCAGATGCTGCCTCAGATTCAGGTTATGCCGCTCAATTCGCTGCGTATATCGCTTGCTGATTACGTGCAGCTTTCCCTTCAGGCGGGATTCATACAGCGGCCAGCCAT